GTTAAACTCCTTAGCCTCAGTCATGGCATTTTCGACCGCAGGTGAGTAAAGCAGCTTGATTGCAACCCCGGGCAGGTCTCCTGATTTTACCTCGGGAGGTAACACGGTGAAAGATCCCGTAAAGATATTAGCGAGCAGTATCTTGAGTTGAAGTTCGAAACTAGCTGAAGCGTCCGCACGTTCCAGAAACTTGGCTTCCGAGTCCTTGTCGCCCGTAATAACCGTAGGCGTCCCAGTAGAGTCGTGCTCTAATCCAACCTCATCCCCTTTAACGAATAATATTCTAAAGGCGTAGGCTTTGTTATTTTCTGATAGGTTGGATACGGCTAATTCATATTTGTCGATGCAGTCCTGCACGAGTGACCATGCCGCCCCAGTCTTGCTGCGCTTGTATGCCACTGGAACACCATTTGGGCAGTTGTGCCGCTCGCGTGAAACTAAATCCCATCCGTCAGAACCGAGCAACTTTTTAACCTTTGTGCCGAATGAGTTGGTACGTTCGTAAGTGGAAAGGAATGTGTCATCCCACACGTCCAGATATTCGGCGATGGTCTGCTCTTTGCCGTTCTCGACCTTGTACGTCCTATAAGAGCGACCGAATTCCTTGAGCTTGCCTGTCAAATTGTCATAGTGCGGATACAGTACCTCTCCGTTCGTATAACCCATTGTTTTCACACCAAACTTTCCCTTGCTGACATACCCCGCAATGGCACAGTCGCCCGTAATCTTTTCTGACTTGGCGCACTCGAAGAACGCTTCCTCCATATTCTTTTTCAACCATCCTTGCTTGAATTCGGACATGATTTCCTCCTGCTCGCGCGTGGGCTTAGGCGATGAGTTTAGGAAGGTGATTGGATTTCCGCATAGGTGGGTAAGCTGCTTGGTAACGATAACTGCTTGAAACGGGAAGGCGCATCTTTCGACGTAATGGATGTAGGTGCGCTTCTTTTCGTCGGTTTTAAGTCTATCTGCAAGGTAATGCCTGTCCCAAATCTTGTGTCCATTCGGGTCATACTCCTGCATGAAATTAGCCTGAGTGACGACTTGATACATGAGGTTCGGCGACTGAACGGTAGTCATGGAACCGTCCGTGGTGTAGAAGCCTCCCCAGTTCGTGAAGACCGTATCGGGCATGATGCGCTTGAACGGCTCTTTAAGTAAAATTGATTTCGGTTCCATATATAATTTTGGTTAAGTTGGTTTGTATTAATTTCATCCTCACTCTTGCCTTTATAACATTCCTAGTCCGGTGAAGCGTCTTGACTTTTCCGAGAATGCCTCACGCATGAACAGAGCTTCCAAGAAGTCGGGCGAGTGTCCGACGATGGCTTTCATGGCGACTTTCGTAATTATTTCGAAACGCTGGTCGCTGCCAATCTTCCTGCAAAGGGCGTGTGACTCTGCAAGAATCCTATCCTCCCATGTAAGCGTATATTCGCCAAGACCTTTCGAGCGGGAATGCCCGACTTGCGTATCAATGGCGATCTTCTTCTCCAGCACATGCTCGCTGATGCTGTATTTATTGCCTTTAATATTGGTAATGAATTTCTCAGCGCACTCGGATTTTAGGTTATCCCAAAGCTTTGAGTTCGATGACGTGGCCTTATTGTTGAACATGAGCGACTTGCGGAAGTTGCCTTCCAAATATCGGCCAATCCCATTGCCGTCGTAAGTCATATTCTCCTCCCTGACGTTGTACTTTTCCAACACTTTTCTGACCACTAATACCGCATCATCAGACAAAACGCCAGCAAAGTATTCAATATCAACTATATGCCTTCCGTCAAAAATGTATATTACAAAGAAGTCTCGGTTAAGCGCAACGTCTATTGTGGCGTACATCGTGCCCGATTGTTGCGGTGAATTATCAAACATGTGCTGACGGAATTCATCTTCCGACAACTCGGATTTCTGTGACTCTCCGCCCATGCCCCAAAGTCCAAGCAAATCCGCCTCGGAATCCTCCGACCCTTGGTTGACAAGGTTGCCCATGTATTTCGGGTCTTTGATCTGGAGTATCTTATTGTCTGCATACCTGCCTTCGATAAAACAGAACGAGTTGATAAGCGTCTTGTAGGTTATGCCTGATCTTTCATCAATGTATGGGTCGATCTTTGATTTGGCCTTTTTATAAACCTCCTCTTTCGAATCGCCCCATATCATTTCATTTACAGACTTGCCGTACTTGAAGAAGTAACGCTTTACACCGCTTCTGTCAGGTCTAACCTGACCAGTCTCCTCGTTTAGATACCATTTGACGAGCCTATATCCCCATTTCTTCTTATCCTTCTCGGGATTACAGGACATTATAAAGGAGTTCTTAACGCCAATCGTGTTACGGTTAGAGGCAAGAAGGGTGAAGATTGTCTTTTCCTGAAGCTGGATGGCCTCATCTATCAATATGGCGGGAAGCTCTTGTCCGCGAAAACGTCTGTCGATTTCATTCTCGTTCTGAAGGTGGTTGAAAAGAACGGTCGCCCCGGACTTGAATTCCCACTTGAAGTCATTGCCCGTTGATTTGGCTACACCGTTATATAAGTTCTTGGCCGTTTTTGCCAGACCTTCACGAACGTCATTCTCTTCTTTACGGAATCCGTAGCAGCGAAAAAGGGGATTGTTAATGTTGTAAAGTGGTGAGAATATCATAGTTGCAGACTTTCCACCGCCCCGGAATCCGCCGCAAAGTATCAAATCTGCATCACATAATAAGACTTCCTCCTGAAATCCGACCTGTGGAATAAAGTTAAACATGGGAAGCCCAGCTCTGGATCTAGATTCATTTTCGTCACGAAGCCGATGGACATACTCATTCGAATATACCTCCTGCCCGTTGATATGTTTTATCCCTCTTACTATATCTGCCATGCTTATATCTTAACCTTCGAGGCCAAAGATAAATCATTTTAACATTCTTTCAAAACTTTGTCCTTGATTGTTTTGCAACTGTTAAAATATATGTTATTTTTGCCAAGTACGTTAAAAAGCGTTAACGAATCCACATCGGTGGAATCGTTTTAAACCAACAAATAAAATATTATGCCGTTACAAGAAAAAATCTTTACCGCATTAAAAGCTCAGATGACGGACGGTGGAAAGAAGGTTACTTCAATCTCAGACCGCACACTGAACGCAGAAGCGCTTCGCCTCAGTAAACAAATTACAGAAGAAGCAAACATCGAATCTGGCATCATTGATGCCGTGGTTGTACTTAAAGAGTTCGAAGGAAATATGGGCGCAGTCGCCGCAGAGGCCGCAAGGCTTGCTAAGGTTACGCCACCCACACCTCCCGCTCCTGTAATAGCCCCGCCCGCAACACCGCCTGCACCACCCGTACAAGACGAGCCTGAATGGGCTAAGAAGATTCGGGAACGATTTGAGGCTCAAGAGTTGAAGGAATCTCAGGAAAAGAAAGCGGCTGACAGCAAGGTAAAACTTACCGAAGTGGCTAAAATCTTGAAAGATAAGGGTGCTGTACATGAGAAGATACTCTCCACCACTCTTGCCCTGCACCAATTCGATGAAACATTGACCGCCGCTCAGGTAGCAGACCAAGCCTTGCCCTTATATAATAAGGAGTACAAGGAATTTTTCGGAGACGGTTCTGCACCAAAATTCCCATCCACAATGAGCGGAGAAGGAAAAAAGACACAACAAGAGGCCGCAAAAAAGCAGCTTGACAAGACCAGAGAAAAACTCGGGCTACCAAAGCCGAAAGAAACGGCAACGACTTAACTTAAAATTATTAACTAAACACAATCAAACATTATGAGTAATTGGAACAAATACAGCCGAGACTCTGCCTCCTTCGGGGGTATGTTGCCTATTTGGGTGGAACAACCCAAACGCGCGGAAAGTGGTGGTTTGCTTACGTCCGTGAATCTGGCTGAGGGGGAAGTTCTCTCAGCAGGTAGCCCGGTCGAATTCAACACCCTGACCCACGTGGCTAAAATTTTGCGAGTTTGGAAAGTGAAGGCCGTTACGCCCGACGCCTCCAACTCGATTATCACCGTTCATGCAATGGGCAATCTTCCCGCACTTCACGCAGGAGATGTAGTTCAGGTATTGGGCGCAACTTTGGCTACTACCGGGACTGCTGTTGCCGTGCCTGCTGTTGACAATTCCGTCGCCAACGAAACCACCTTCACTGTTGCCACTGCGGCTATTGACGCTGCTGTTGCCGCTGTTAAGGGAAAATACACATTGACTATCGGAACCGTTCCTGCCGCTGATGATAAGCTTACCGTAAACGGTGTAGACTATATCTTCGCTGCTGCCGCTGCTGCCGATAAGATCACTATTGGGGCTGATAAAATTGCATCCGCCGCAAACCTACAGGACGCTTTAGAGGCTGATAATCAAAATTTCGTTGTTAAGGCTAATGGCGCAACTTTGGTATTTACCCAAAAAGTTGCAGGCGTTGGCGCAATCCCAACCGTAGTCGTAGTTCAGACTGGCGGAGGCACACTTGCTGCTTCTATCGCTACCACCCTTGCTGGCTCTGTTGCCGTAGGTGGTCTTATCGTAGGCGCATATTTGGTTCAATCCGCTTCCGCAACCGCCGGAGCAGGCAAATTGCCTTATTGCGTTCCGAATTCCCTGACTATTGACGATACTGTTGTTGGTGACCAGAATTCTGTAGGCATCGCTATCGGCTCGAAATATGTGTATGAAAATACCATCCCATTCTTGCCATCTATCGTCGCTGCTGGCATCCCCATGCTTGAGTACCATAAGTTTGCAGAAATGCAAGGTAGCGGTTACGTAGCCTAATCTATTATTATTAATTAACACTAAAACATAATATATTATGGCATTCCCTACTGGTTCTTATGACGCTACTACCTATGCGCTGATTAATGGCGCATTGTCCGCATACGGTTACGACAATATGCAGGTATTCCTTGACACCGCCTACGCCGATTTTTTCAATCAGGTTAAGTGGACTCAATTCTACGATGAGGCTGCTCCTAGCTTGGCTGGTGAGTACAAACAGCTTCGTGGTGACAAGTCTATCCCCGTGATGGCATCCATCGTTTCTTATGACGGTGAGGCTCCTAAAATCACGACCGACCAAATCCAGATTTCCTCTGGTAATCTTCCCCGTATGAAATTGGGCTTCGACGCAAACGAAAAGTCCATGCTCGAAATGAAGAAGATGATGGTCAACTTCCAAGCAGTTCCGAACTTCGAAATCCTGTTCAATCAGTTCACTTTAAATGTAGGCAAATTGCTTAGCGGTATTCACTCCCTGATTACGTTTGCTGGTTTGCAAATTCTTTCCACTGGCGCATACACGACTACTGTTCTGAACAATGGCGGCGGTTTGCAAGGTTTGGCTTTTGATTTCGGTGTTCCCGTTGCCAATAAGCTGAAATGCGGTTCAGGCTCCTACGGTACGAAATACGATTGGAGTTCCGCTTCCGCAGAACCTATCGGTGACTTGCTCGACATTCAAGCATTCGCTAAACTGAATTTCATCAACATCGGTGAATTCTGCATGAACGACGCTACATGGATGATTTTCAAGGCACATTCCAAGGTTCGTCAAGCTGTGGCTATCAAGATGACTGGAGGTACATTGGCCGCTGCCAACTATACCTTATATCCTGTCACTGATTCCGAACTTCGTGTTTACCTCGAAGGTCTTGGCATGCCTCCTATCAACGTGATTGATGATGTTGCAACGGTCGGCGTATTTGATACTGCCACCCGCACCATGAAGAAACGGCCTTTGCGCGGCTTTGCTAACGGCGTTGTCGTTGCCCGCCCTGCTGGCTCTTTCGGTTAACTGCAATGGACTTATCCTGATTTGAGTTTTGCAACCCCATCCAACCCGGCCTATACGTCCGAAGGTGGCAAGTTCGCAGTCTTTCAGGAAACCGATTCCAAAAAGAAATCTACTGAATTCATCGCCGAGTTTACTGGTATTCCAGTTCCTAGCCGCATTGAGGACACGATCTATTTGGACATCACAGCCGCTACTACTCCATAGTATTGGTTTGGAGAGAGAGTTTAACTACTATTAATTAAGGTAATTTTTTAAGCGATGGCAATAATCAGACTTGTAGACGGGGTTATATTCTTAGCCGAAAGTAATACTACGGTTACGGTCGAGGTTGTCGGATCTGGCACAGTTGATGGCTCGGGGGTGTATATTGACACCCCCACCATTACGCTGACCGCCACGCCAGCATCGAGCAATGTCTTTCAAAGGTGGACTGTCAATGGTGTTGAATATTTAGCCAATCCCGTTACATTTGATTCACCCGCAGGAGATGCTGCCGTCATTGCTTATTTCATTACTACTATTGAATCGTATCTTTCAGGCATGGTTCCATGGTCTTTATCGGAGGCCATGCTGAACACAATCAGAATAAAAAGGGGTATTGCGTATAACGCATCGGTCACGTCGCTTTCATTGGAAACTTTGGAATTGGCAACAGCGGATGCTTATATGATGGCTATTTCGATGCCGTCATCCTATACGGGCGCAAAGGACTCCGACGGCGGATGGTCGCACACGGAAGGGAATTATTCCATTTCATCTGCGGATAAGGGTTTGTTCAAATCCTTGGCGAATGCCATCTACAAAAAGTATTCTGACTTGTCATACCTCGCCACGGTTAAAATAACCTCCCTTAACGGGACTCCCTATTATGGTTCTTAATCCACGTTGGCCGCATAGCGTTGTGGTCAGTCGGGTTTCGAATACAGGCGACGAGGCTACGCCTATAATGACGACCGAAGTAATTCTTTCGTCCGTATGTAGGAATTACGTCTCAAGCAAGGGAATGAATCGTAGAAGCGTATTGGAATCCGAATTTACAGTATCCCTTCCATTCTCGGAGGTCGCTGTCCTTGCGAGTGATTCCATAACGGTCGTAGATAGGGTTAGAACCATTAAAGGTACGGTAGTTGAGGCTCAAGTAAATAATTTCGGAAATAACATTTACTACATAGAAATTAAAAACTAATGAGCGCTAATGATAACACCAAAGGATTTTCCAAAGCCGAAAAGGTCGGTCTGCTCTTAACGATGGCCATTGCAGTCGGAGGGATCTGCGGAAATTTTAACGACAGGATGGGTGCGGTAGAATCCGAAGCTGCGGCAACAAAGCTTTTTAAGACCGACCTGTCCGAAGAGGTGAGTGAGCAAGGTAAAAAACTTGACATGATACTTATCAACACGAATGACATCAAATCGGACGTACAGTTATTGAAGGCCACAAAGGCTGACAAGAAGCTGACGGACTAACACCACTCTTGCCCTTACCTAAAACGAGCATGAAAACTGACAACAATAAAGCTTTTACGGAAGCGTTCAAAGTCGCCAAATCAATCGAAGCAAAGATGATGTTGGAGATATTCGAATCAATCTGCCAAAGAGCCATAAACGTAGCCGTTGAAAAGCATAGTTTTGACAACCAGACCTTCAACCTTGAAAGTTCATTCTCCTATGCCATTTACAATAATGGACGGATGGTGAAATTCAAGTCCGAAGGTTCGGGAGAGGGCGCTGCCGAGGCTCGCAGTTTTTGCGAATCTTTCGTCACCCCGTTTGGACTGCAATTTTCTTGGTCTGCCGTTGTTGTGGCGGGGGCTGATTACGGAGCGGAAATCGAAGGGTACGTCAGAAGGCGTGACGGTGAAAAGTCCAAGGCTGGAGATAAGCTCACGGTCTTGTCTGATGCTTTCAACTTTGTATCACTGGAATGGATAAGGGACATTAAACGACACGCAACAGCATAACCGATGAATCCGAATCTTAACATAACACTGCTTCAGCGCGAACTTTTTAACAAGCTTGTTACGCTCAATCTGAGCGACAGCATCTTTTTGAAAAGGCCACGCGCAATAGCCGGAAATCTGAGCGACTACATCGTTTCTCGGGTATCCACCAATATTTATGACTGGACTGCCTACGGGGAGGCTATCGTAAGTTTGGATATTTATGTCAGGGATTTGAAGGACGGGGTTACGATGAATGTGGACAAGTTCGAGTCGATTAATTCGGCGCTGCTGACCAACCTTCCATTCTTTACCGACCATTACCAATTTTCATATCTGAATGCAACCCCTACTGTCGATGATGGTAGTGGATTTACATACCAAATCATCAACATAAAAGTAATAATTAACAACTAACATTATGGCATTAGGACACACCATCACACCGAAAATGGGGATTTCAAAAGTCTCCATCGCCCCAGTAGCCCTTATCACCGGCTCTACTGCTTGGGAAGAAATATTTTATACCCTGAAGGACTCCCTGAAAATCTCTCAGACTGAACCGACCAAGACCGAAGTAAAGGTTGACCAAGTTGGCGCACCCATCTACACTAAGTTCGAACCGAACGAATTCGTAGTTACCGCTCAAATTCCCGACACGAACGCGGACGTTCTGACCGAACTGTTTGA